CGGAGGAGTTCAGCGTCGGGGAGAACCAGACTCTCCTGACGGTCACGGTGCCCCGGCCCGCCGCCGGGCGCATCGTGGTGACCGGAGGCTTCACCGGGGAGCTGTCCGTGGGCGGAGACTTCTACCTCCGCTCCCAGATCAGCATCTCGGGCACCCGCTACCACCCGATCCGCTTCCACCGGGTGCAGGGCTCGACCGCTGGCGACCAGATGTCCCTGTACCCACGCCTCGTGTTCGACTTCCAAGCCGGAGCCGACCTGACCGTGGGCCTCTACATCATCAACCTCTCGTCCCAGGCCGTCGTGGTGGGGGAGGGCGAGCTGGACGTGCTCATGCGAGGCCGGGGCGGCAGCGACGGCTGCAACCCCGTCTCGTCGGGCACCGGGTGATCGCCTGGCTCGCCGACTCGGGCAGCTGGGGGCCCCTCACTCGGGCCATCGCCGTCCTGCGCCACACGCCCGGCTTCGTGGTCGGCTACCGGGCTCCTCGAGATTGGGAGCCGTGCGACCGAGAAGGCATCGGCCACGTCTCGTTCGACTGCTGCGGCGTGCCGGCGGCCCGGCAGCTCGCAGAGCTCCCCGCTGATCTGCTGGTGGCCGACCCGTCGTGGTGGGAGGTCGCCGTGGCTGACGGTCGACCTTGCGTCAGGCTGGGGTGGGCGAGCTCGGGGGCGCCCGACTGGGACCTCGACGCCGGGCCGATCCACCCGTGGGCTGACGGGCTCCCGCTGACCCGGGGCGCCGTCCGGGAGCTGTGGGGCGTCGGGCCCGAGACGCCGGTGGTCGCCACGCTGAGCAACCGGCGGTATCGCAACATCATCGAGAACCGGGTGGCAGACTCCGTCCCGGAGGGGGCCAGGCTGGTCTCCCTGTCCGGGTGGGGGGCAGCCGAAAGGATGGTTGGCGCCGACCTGGTTGTGGCGACGGCCGGATGGGCATCATCAGTGGAGTGCCGATGGACCGGAGTGCCACATTGCCTGCTCGACGTGGGCGGCCCCGACGGGTGGCCGAGAGTCACCCACACCGTGGACGAGGCGAGGAGAGCGGTCGCAGCCGTCTCGCCATGGCCGTCGCCGTCCGACTGGGCCGGAACGCCCGACCGGAGGCCGCTGACCGAGTTCCTGGCGTTGGCCGAGAGGAGCGCCCTCCGCCACGTACAGTGGTCAAGGTGAGCAAGGTCGTGGCGGGCATGCTCGTGTTCGTCCTGGCGGTCAACTGGGACCCGATCGTGACGGGCGTCCTCCTCGCCGTGGGCACGCTCGTGTCCGTCGCCGTGGTGAAGTTCGGGGGCGCCTGGCTCCTCCGGTCCGCCAAGGAGGACTTCCAGGACAGCATCCGGCAGGTCGTCAGGGCCGAGATGCGCTCGTCCGGGAAGCGTCTCGCCCCGACGTTCGAGAAGGCCGCCAAGGACATCGCCTGGTGCAAGGAGGAGCTCTCCGAGCACAACGGGGAGACGATGAAGGACGCCATCGTGCGGACCGAGTACCGGGTGGCCCGCAACACCAAGGTGCTGAAAGAGGTCGCCGACAGGGTGGGGCTGGAGCTGGACTTTGACTAACTACCCGTACGTGCCCGCCCGGCTGGCGTGGCCCCGCCCGGCCGCCTGCTGGCCGCCATCGTTGGGCGTGGTGCACGACATGGAGGCCCCTGAGGGCCCGCTGACCGCCGAGAACTGCGCCCGGTACTTCCAGAGCTCCGCCGCCCAGGGCTCGACGCACCTGTGCTGCGACGAGGACAGCACCGTGCGGTGCGTGCGGGACACCGAGAAGTCAGCCGGGGCGAAGGGCTACCCGTACCGGGGGCGCTCCGTCAACGACTGGGCCCTGCAGATCGAGCACGCCGGGTACGCACGCCAAAGCCGAGCGGAGTGGCTGGACCGCAGCTCCCGTCGGACGATGGAGCAGGGCGCCCGGGCGTTCGCCCGCTGGTCGGACCTGTACGTGATCCCGCCGTTCCGCCTGACGGACGCCGAGATCAGGTCGGGCATGCACGGGCTGTGTGGGCATGGCGACATCACCCGTGCGCTGAAGGTCGGGGGCGGCCACACCGACCCGGGCTTCGGCTTCCCGTGGGACGTTTACCTGGAGATGATCCGGACCTTCAAGGAGGATGAAGTGTGGACGCCTGAGGAGAAGGCCCGGCTGCTCGCCGGGGCCGACGCCAGCGTGCGGATGGACCAGCGGTGGAACGCCGACGCCCGCACCAAGCTGGAGGAGGTGTGGACGAACCTGATGGACCGGGACGACCCCGACCCCGGCTTCCGCAAGGGGACGGTGGGGGCGATGGTGCAGCGCATCCTCTACCCCGAGCCGACCGAGCCGTAGGCTGCCCGCCATGCGACTCATTGCACGACTCCAGGCCTCGGGGCGCCTCGCTGGGGACGCCGGGGCCATCACTGACAACTGGCCCGACTGGCTGCGTGCGGCCTCCCGGACTGCCGTGCAGACGTTCGTGGGCATGTTCGGCCTGTCCCTCGTCGGCTGGCTGGCCGATGTGGGCGCCTGGGCCGGAAGCTCCGAGGGGACGTTCCCGTCCGTCTCGCCGCTCGGCAAGGCCGCCGTCGCCGCTCTCGTGGCAGCCGCCTCGGGCGTCGTGGCCGCCCTCATGAACGTCTTCGGGAAGCGCTCTGCGACCTATCCAACGCCCCCGCCTGCTGGGGGGTAGGCTCTCGGGCGTTGGGGCTGGGCGACCGGCCACCTGCACCAGAAGGGCTCCAGTTGGGTTCGCACCTCTCGGAGCTCGGGGCTGGCGCTGGGTGGCCGGTCGCAGTCCGTTCTGCCCCAGTAGCCTCGCCCGCTAACCCGGGTTAGACTGGCGGCCTCCACCCCAACAGGAGGCCCCATGCCCGACCTCATCCCGGCGGAGCTGATGCCCGCCGCCCCGTTCGACCCTGACCTGATCCCGCCCGACGTCGCAGACGACCAGGACTTGGAGCCGCTGCCCCCCGAGATTGAGCGGTGGGAGCCGACCACCCAGGACGAGGCCGAGTGGGCCATGCGCCTGTTGGCCGCCTACCAGGCCGAGGCCGCCGCCATCAGCGACCAGGCCGCCCTGTGGCGTGAACCCATCGACGTCTGGGAGGCCGCCGAGCTCCGTCGCATCGTCCGCAAGGCCGAGTTCTTCACCGGCCACCTGGAGCGCTTCGCTCTCGCCTGGCGCCAGCGGACCGACCGTGCGACCCTGGCCCTCCCGTCTGGGAAGGTGACGACCACCAAGCAGCCTCGCCGCATCTACGTGGGCGACGAGGCCGCCGTGTGGGAGGGGCTGGCCGCCCGGGACGCCGTGGACGACCTGGAGGCCCGGGACGCCTTCACCAAGCAGGAGCTCTCCCTGTCGGGCATCCAGGCCGCCTGCCAGATCGAGGACCGGCCGCTCGCCGTGGACGTGTACCGGAGCTGTGGCTGCATCTACCGGGCCCCCGGCTGGGACGACCGCACGCCGGGCGTCTGCCCCGAGTGCGCCACTGGCAGCGAGGTCACTCAGGTGCTCGTGGTGGACTCAGAGCTCGTGGCGACGTTCCGGGGCGACCGGGTGCCTGGGCTCGACGTGACGCCCGAGAGGATCAAGCCCAAGGTCAAGCCCGCATGAGCCTCATCCCCGGGCCCCTGCCCCCGGCCACCACCCAGCAGCGGGTGGACTACGACGCCATCGCCCGGGAGGTGCGGGCGACCCCCGGCCAGTGGTTCCGGCTGGAGGTCGTTCCCGCTCTGGGGAACAACGCCGCCTACGCCCGAGGCAAGCAGTTCATGAAGCGCCGCCTGACCGTGGCCTACCGGGCCCCCCAACAGAACCCCCCGAGCGCCCTGACCGGGAGCTTCGGCGCCGAGACGGACGAGGCCCACAAGTGGCGCCTCGACCACAAGGACGTCTGGCTCTGCTACCAGCCCCCAACCCCAACTGAGGAGACACCATGACCCATGACACCACCACAGGCACCGCCCGCTCCCGCCTCTCCCAGGGCCACCCCGGGCAACGCACCGCCACCAAGGCCCGCCTCGCCATCTCCGGCGCCTCCGGTGCGGGCAAGACGTGGACGGCCCTCTCCGTCGCCGAGGTGCTCGCCCCATCCGGGCCCACCGTCATCATCGACACCGAGCCGTCCGACCAGGACACCGGGGCCGCCGAGCTGTACGCCGACCGCTTCCGCTTCGACACCATCAGGTGGGCCCCTCCGTTTGACCCTCGTGACCTCGCCCTCACCATCCAGGAGCTCGGCGCCAAGCGTGTGCCCGGGTCGCTGTGGCAGGGGGAGGGCGGCTACGACGTGATCGTGGTGGACTCCGCCTCGCACTTCTGGCGGGGAGAGGGCGGCACGCTCGACATCGCCGACGGCAAGTTCGGCGGCTGGAAGGAGGCCACCCCCATCCAGGACCGCATGGTGGACTCCATCCTCCGCAGCCCCGCCCACGTCATCGTGTGCACCCGGGCCCGCATGAGCTACGCCCAGGAGCCCGACGCCGGTGGCAAGCAGAAGGTCGTCAAGCTCGGCATGGCGCCCGTCCAGCGGGACGACCTCGAGTACGAGTTCCAGGTCGTGGTCCAGATGGACCAGGCGCACACCATCGAGATCGGCAAGACCCGCTGCGCCACCCTGGCCGGGATGCAGTTTCGCCAGAACGATCAGGCCCGCTTCGCTGGCATCTTGAAGGAGTGGCTGGACGGAGGCGTGGAGCTGATCACCCAGACGCAGGTGGACGAGCTTGTGGACGCCTTCAACGCCCTGGAGGGCCCGCCCAAGGTGGCCGCCAAGACGGCCTTCGTGGACGTCTTCGGTGCCCCCGGGGCTCTGCCGGCGGAACGTCTCGCCGAGGCTGAGGCGTGGATCGCCGCCCGAGTGGCGACGGACCTTGCCAGCCCCCCCGCTACGGCCCCGGAGGAGGCCCCTCCTGTTGACGAGGAGCCGGGCAACGACCCGGAGGCCCCCACTGGGCACCCAGAGCCTCCTGCGAGCTCTGAGGACGCTAAGGCCGCCGCCGACGAGAAGGCGGACAGCGCCATCGCCCGGGCCAAGGCCAAGGCGAAGGCGTCCACAGCGTCGTGACCGCCGGGTGGGATAGACCTACCCGGCCCCAACCGCCTCTCCCTCACCCCGAGGAGGCCCATGAGTGTCGCCGCCCTTGACTGGGTGCTGAACCACAGTCGCACGACTGGCGCCGAGCGCATGGTGCTCGTCAGCCTCGCCAACCACGCCGGGGGCGAGCCCGTAGGCGACCCGCCCGCATGGGAGTCCTGGCCGGGCGTCTCGCTCATCGGGACCGAGGCCGGGCTGCGCCGGGACCGCACCACGTCCGACGTGCTCAGCCGTCTCGTGGAGGTGGGCGCCATCGAGCGCCTGGTCAACAGCGCCCCCGACCCCCGCCTCGCCGCCAACCGCCGCACCAACCTGTACCGCATCCTGATCCGGGCCGGGGAGTCATGCGGGCGTCTCAGGTGCTCGTGGTGCGGCCCCGAGAGGCCCGTCGCCGAGCGACCCCCCAAGCACGCCGGTAGGGGGGCGACCGCCACCAGGGGCAATGCGACACCGGAAGCTCCTGACCTGGGCGGACAGCCTGTTCTGGGGGGCGCCCGGGAGGGACGCCGCCGGGCGACGGACAAACCAACTACTACAACCACAACCCATAACCCCATAACCCCTGGCCCCGTCCCGGGGCCTGGGGGGAGCCCAGACGCCCCCCAGGTTGACCTCGTGCTGGCCAACCCAACCCCTGCACGAAAGCAGAAGGCTCCTGCCCAGCCGGAGGCCCGCCCTCACAGCTCCGTGGCGGACAGGCTCGCCCGGGCTGAATGGGAGAGACTCCCCACCAAGCCGGTAGCCGGGTTCCTCGCATTGCGGGCCCGGATCGAGGAGGCCCTGGACGCCGGGTACTCCGAGGGCGAGCTCTCCAGGGCTCTGCCGACCATCAAGGCGTTTACCCGCAACGGGTTCGACCTGGCGCTCCGCCAGACCAGGGCGGCCCAACCCCAACATGACGAGACACTGGACGAGGGGCGAGAGCTCCCGTCCGGAGAGGTGCAGCTATGACCCGCACGTACGACGAGCCCGAGGGGCCCATCGACCGAGACACCATCAACGCCTACGTGGACGAGATCATGCAGGGCTCGTGGGACCTGGCCTGGCAGGCGGCCATCCCTGTCCGCTTCCGCAACGCCAGCCTCGGGGCGCTCCCCCGGGAGGTGCGGGACCCGTGTCACCGCTGGGCGGAGGCGTGGGCGCACGACAGCCCGGAGGCCGGAGCTCTCCTGCTGATCGGCCCCGTGGGCACCGGGAAGACCTACGCCGCCGTGGCGACCGCCCGGGAGTATGAGGTGCCGCTGTTCGTGCCGGTGGTCGAGCTGTTGGACGCCCTCCGCCCGGGGGGCGACCTCGGGACCATCACCCGGCAGGGCGTCACCGTGACGGCCGGGCCCGTCGGCATGCAGCGTTTCGCTGCGGGCGTGGAGACGGGGCTGGTGATCCTCGATGACCTGGGCGCCGAGCGTCCGACGGAGTGGACCGCAGAGCGCCTGTACGCCATCGTCAACCGCCGGTGGATGGACCAGCAGCCGACCATCGTGACCGCCAACACCACGCCCGAGAAGATGGCCGAGACGTTCGGGCCTCGCATCTACTCCCGCCTGGTGCACAACGCCACCGTGGTCCGGGTCGGCGGAGAGGACCGCCGCCGATGACCACCGACCTCCTGACCGACTGCATGGAGTGCGGGGGCCGCTGCCGCTGCCCCCGATGCCACGGGCTCCGCTGGGTGTACGTCACCCCGGCCTACGCCGACCGCTTCGAGCAGCCCGCCCGCCCGGGGCACCGGGCCGCCCTGCTCAACACCATGTACCCGTGCAAGGACTGCAACGCCGGAGCGTTCTACCGCTGGAGCTCCGGCTGCTTGGAGGCCGACCATGACGCCTTCAACTGCGACCGCTGCCAGGCTGACCACGAGCGGCCCCGGAGAGGCAACCGGCGGGCCGCCCCTGGGCGACCGCCCCTCCAGGCCGTAGAGGCCGGATACCGGGCAGAAGGGCCCGACCATGACTGAGACGAGGGGGCACTGCAAGGGGTGCGGAGGCCCGGTCCTGTGGGTGCGGACGGAGGCGTCGGGGGCGTGGCTGTCCCTCGACCCGGAGCCGGTGGGCGAGGGCAACGTGGTGCTCGTGAAGGGCAAGGCCCACGTGCTCACCAAGGCCGAGCTCGCCCCACCGGGCCTGCTCGACAGTCTGCTCCCCGGGTCGCCGCCGCCCGGGCCCCGGTACGTGCCCCACCGGGCGACGTGCACCAACTGGCCTGCGAGCAACAAGCGATGAGGGCCGCCGACTACTTCGCCGTCGTGACCTCGACCGCCAAGGTGACGACCGGCCCGAACGACGGGCAGGGCATGGCGTACTGCGCCTTCTGCCACGGGCCGATCGCCACCGGCACGATCATCCACCGGCTCGTCCCCAAGCGGGGAGGCAGCCACGTCTACGCCCACCAGGGATGCTGGCCGTGAAGCGCCGCACCCCGCTGAGGGCGAGCCTGGAGACAGCCCGGGCGTGGGAACGCCGGAGCCGACGAGCTCTGCCTGTCCGCCGCAAGGGCCTCGACCCGGCCCTCGCCAGAGCGTGCTACGTCCGGGACGGGGGCTGCAAGGTCCGCCCGGAGCTGTACGGCGTGAAGTGCTGGGGCGTCAACGACCCGCACCACGTCCTGCCGAGAGGCCGGGGCGGGCCCGACGCCCTCGACAACCTGGTCACGCTCTGCCGGGGCCACCACGACTGGGTGCACGCCCACCCGGAGCTGTCCAAGCCGCTGGGGCTCCTCCGATGACCGCCCCCGACTTCGACCGGCAGTGCCTCGCCACCACCGATGACACCGAGATTGACGGCGCCATCGAGTTCGGCCACTGGTGCCGCCTGTACGAGGGCCACCTGACCGAGGGCATCCCGCACGCCTGCGGGGCCTGCAAGGCCACCTGGGGGATCGAGGAATGACCGGCCTCCCGATCAGCCACGTGGACCTCCAGGCGACCGTGACCGAGGCCCTGCACGTCCTCGGCTGGCGCCACCTCCACGTCCGCCGCTCCATCGGGAAGGGCCGCAAGTGGACTACGGCGACGAACGTGGACGGCTGGCCTGACCTGTTCTGCTGGCATCCCGTCGCCCGCCGACAGTTGGCCATCGAGCTGAAGGTGCCCCCCGACCGCCTCACCCTCGGCCAGTGGCAGGTGCTCCACGACCTCGACGCCGCCGGGGTGGAGACGGCCGTGCTCGACCCGTCAGACCTGACGTGGCTGGGAGCTCTCCTGGCGCCGAAAGGCCCCCGGCTGGAGCTCCGGATGCTGGAGGCGTTCGCCCCCAAGAACCCGGGCTAACCGGGCTATGGTCAGACGCATGGCAGTCATCAACAACTTGGGGCTGGGCGACCTCGATGGTGAGGCGTTCACCCACACGACCATCAAGCTGACCAACGCCGGGGACGGCCTGTCCGACTCGATGCGAGTCGAGCCGTGCTGGCTCAAGACGGGCGACGAGGTATTCGTCATCGTGAAGGCCCACGTGAGCCAGGTGACCGGCAAGCCGTGGGTCGGCAAGGGCGGAGAGACGGGCCTGGAGCGCATCGTGACCTTGAAGGCGGAGGCCGCCGGGCTCGCCGCCGAGGACCTGGTCGGCCCGGTCATCGCCGAGATGCAGGTGCGGCTGCGAGAGCTCCGAGACGCCGAGGCCGGTCAGGGGAGCCTGGCGGACCGGATGGGCGACAACGTCACCCCCGTCAAGCCCGAGGAGGGCAGCGAATGAGCCAGCGCCAGACCAAGACTCGGAACCCGTCGGTGCAGACCGTCAACGTCGCCGAGGCCATCGCCGAGCGGGGAGGGTCCGAGGGGCTGCTCGACGCCCTGGCCGACCTCGCCCCGCAGATCGACACGGCCAACAGCGAGCTCCAGCTGCTCTACGACCGGCGCCTGGCGCTGTGGCGTGAGGGTCGGGAGAGGGCCATCACCCACAAGGTGCTGGCAGCCGCCTCGGGCGTGACGGACGCCCTCGTCGTGCAGACCTTGAAGCGTGCCGACAAGGCATTGGCCGCAACGGGGTAGACGGGCTAACCCGGGTTAGTCTATGCTGGGGGCTCCCAACCAAGCACCACGCCCAAGGAGGCACCCAGTCATGACCCGCACCGATTCAGCCCTCGCCCAGCGCCTGCTCAACGCAGTCGGTATCTGCACCATCGACATCAGCACCGTTCCCGGCCAGCCCGCCCGCTCGCTGTGGGCCAAGTCCGGCGCCCGCTGGGACAACCTCGATCAGGTCTACGAGACGCTGACCGTCGCCTGCGGGTCATGACCGACCTGTGGGTTCCCCGGGAGGTCGTCGCCGACCCGGAACGCCGCCAGGGCGACTGCTTCGCCGCCGCCGCCAAGCTCGTGCTCAGCGACCCGTCGTTCACCCTCGTGCACGCCAAGGTAACCACCCCCGACAGGGAGACGCCCAGGCGCCCCGACCAGCCCCGTCCCGGGGAGCGCCACGACCACGCCTGGGCCGAGAAGCGGGCCCCCGTGCGGCTGGAGGACGGCAAGATGCGCAACACCGTCGTTTGCGTGGACCTGTCCTCCGGCCGCCACGTGGCCGCCCCCCGGGAGCTCTACTACCGGCTCGGCAAGATCGGCAAGACGTTCCGGTACTCGATGGCCCAGGTGCACCAGCTGGTGACCGAGCACGAGCACTGGGGCCCGTGGAGGGAGCTCCCGTGACCGACCGCCCGAAGCTCCGCCGCCTCACCGAGGCCCACGGGGAGGACCCGCTCGACTCGACGTGGGAGGTCATCCTCCCGTGGGACGTCATCGGCTGCGTCTCCGCTCCCCGAGACGGGACGGCCGACAAGCCCCGGGAGTGGGCGTGCTGGTCGTACCGGCCCGACCCTGACGACCCGGTAGACGCCCTCGCCGACGACGCAGAGCTCGCCGACCTCGGCACCAGCCCGGCCGAGATGGACGACCCGGAGATGGCCGCCCGCATCAGGGCTGGCCGGGCCCGCTTCCTGTTCGGGGGCTTCACGACCCGCCGGGCCGCCGTCACGTACCTCGTCGCCCACGAGCTCGGCATCACGTGAGCCTCACTCACGGCGTGGCCCTCGTCTGCAACCTGTGTGGCGCCACGACGCCGTTTACCGTCTACGACGGCGTGCGCCAGAGGACCAACGCCGTCCACCTTGCCCGGGCTGTCGCCGAGAGCAAAGGCTGGAAGGCCAACCCCGTCGCCGACATCTGCTCCGTCTGCACGGAGGCTCGGCGATGACCCGGCTGGCGCTCCGCCCGTACCAGGAGGAGGCCCTTGACGCCGTAGCCAAGGCGGAGGCTGAGGGCTGCCGCCGACAGCTCCTCGTGGCCGCCACCGGCCTCGGCAAGACGGTCATCTTCGCCCACCTCGCCGAACGACGGCAAGGCCGAGCTCTCATCATCGCCCACCGGGACGAGCTCGTGTCGCAGGCCGCCGCCAAGGTCGCCGCCCAGTGGCCTGAGCTCGGCATCACCCCCGCCTGCGCCCAGCTTCTCGCCGACGCCAAGGAGCCCGAGGTCCGTCTGATGGCCGCCTCCGCCCAGGTGCGCCGGGGAGGCATCGGCATCGTCAAGGCGGAGGCCGACGACACCGACGCCCAGGTGGTGGTCGCCTCCATCCAGACTCTGGCGAGGGCCCGCAGGAGGGACCGCCTCGCCGCCTCTCCGCCCTTCGACCTCGTGGTCGTGGACGAGGCCCACCACGCCGCCGCCGACAGCTACGGAGCGGCCCTCGCCGCCGTCCGAGCCGGGGAGCCCGACGGGCCCCTCCTCATCGGCGTGACCGCCACCCCCGACCGGGGCGACGGCAAGGGCCTGGACGACCTGTTCGACCAGATCGTGGCGTCCTTCGACATCCTGTGGGGCATCCGAGCCGGGTACCTGTGCGACGTCCGAGGGCTCCGCATCGTGGTCGAGCACCTCGACCTGTCGGGCGTGAAGGTCCGCCGGGGCGACTACGACCAAGGCCAGGCCGGTCAGGCGATGGAGGACGCCGGAGCCCCCGAGCAGATCGTTCGGGCTTGGCTCGAGCACGCCCCCGGGAGACGGACTCTCGTGTTCACGCCGACCGTCGCCCTCGCCCATCAGGTGGCGGACGAGTTCAACCTGTCCGGGGTGCACGCCCAGGCCATCGACGCCTCAACGCCGCTGGGCGACCGCCGCCGAGCTCTCGCCGCCTACGCCACGGGCGAGATCGAGGTGCTGGCCAACTGCGGTGTCCTCACGGAGGGCTACGACGAGCCCCGCACCGACTGCATCGTGGTCGCCCGCCCCACCAAGAGTCGGGCCCTCTACGCCCAGATGATCGGCCGGGGCACCCGCAAGCACCCCGACAAGGGCGACCTCCTCGTGCTCGACACGGTGGGCGCCACCCGCATGCACAGCCTCGTCACCGTCCCGTCGCTGATGGGCCTCGGGGAGACGGAGTGGGCCGGGCTGATGGAGACGGGCTCGGGCCTCCTGTCGCAGGTCATGCAGGACCACGACGACGAGCTCGTGCGTCTCGGCCGCCTCAGGGCGGAGGAGGCAGACCTGTTCCGCCAGCTCACGTCCAGCGCCGTGCGGATCGCCTGGGCGCCCGTGGACAGCCCCGAGCCGGGCCTCCGCCGGTATGCCCGCCCGATGGGCCCGGGGGAGCCGACCGTCATCCTCGCCCAGCGTGCCGAGGGGGACGTGTGGACGGCCGGGCTGCTCTGGCCCGACGGCCGCAAGGAGGCGCTGATGGCCCTCCAGCCCCTGGCCGCCTGCCAGGGCGTGGCCGAGGACTTCGTGCGAGCCGGGCGCTCCGTCGTGCTGACCCTGGCCGACGCCCCGTGGCGGGCCCGGGCCGCCTCAGCGAAGCAGAAGGGCTACGCCCGAGCCCTGGGCGTGGAGGTGCCGAAGGGCGTGACGGCCGGGGAGCTCTCCGACCTGATCGCCGCCGCACAGCTCCGCAACGGAGAGGTGAGCCAATGAGCCTCGACGTGGGAGGCCTGTACTCAGGCGTGGTCCTCACCGACGCCGCCGACATCGTGGAGGGCCTGCTGGCGCCCGACGTGACCCCCGACCGCATCAGCGACCTCCTGGAGCACGCCGCCGACGACGCCGACCGAGCCCACGCCGTCATGTTCTACCTGGTGCTCCGCTGCCGAGGCATCCCCTATGGCCACCCCATCGCTGACGGCCTGACGGCCCCCCACGTCCACGGGGCCCAACTGATCCTCCCCCCGGGGGTGCAGACGTGACCTGCCCGGCCCAGTGGCGGACGTTCGCCATCCACGACTGCAAGCGCAAGGAGGGGCACGCCGGGTTCCACCTATGCCCCTGTGGGTCGGCCTGCGCCCACGCCGACCTCGGCAAGTACAGCCTGAGTGAGGCTGGCCGGGTGGGCGACCTCCGGTACGTCCGGTACAGCCCGCCGCCCCCCGCATAGGCTCGCCCCATGCCTGCCTCCAAGAGCCCCGCCGTCCCCGGTCAACGCCGCCTGGAGTACCTGCCGCTCCGCCAGATCATGAGCGCCCCCCGGAACCCCAACGGCCACGACCTGCCCGCCATCGCCGCCTCCATCCGCCGGCACGGCTTCGTGGAGCCGGTGGTGGTGGACGAGCGGACCGGGTTCCTCGTGGGAGGCCACGGCCGCCTGGAGGTGCTCGCCGAGATGCGAGACGCCGGAGAGCAGCCCCCCGAGGGCATCGTGGAGCAGGAGCGAGCCGAGAACGACGTGGCCGCCGAGCCGGAGTGGCTGGCGCCGACCATCCTGGGCTGGGCGTCCCGCTCAGACGCCGAGGCCGAGGCGCTTCTGCTCGCCATGATGAAGCTCCCCAAGACGGCCGTCGCCTCGATGGACCTCCTCGCCACGATGCTGGACGAGCTCTCGCAGGGCACCGAGCTCGCCCTCGCCGGGACCGGGTACAGCCCCGACGACCTCGATGACATCTTGGCTGGCCTGTCCGAGAGCGCACCCCTGACCGAGCTGGAGTACGGGGACAGTCGCAAGAGCGCCTACCCCGAGCCGTCGTACGGGGAACGCACCGACAACTACCGCAACAAGCAGGTGCGGGCGATGGTGTTCGACTACCCGCTGGACGATTACGCCCTGGTCGCCGAGATGGCCGCCCGGGCCCGGGGCGCCTTCGGTGTGCAGTCCAACGCCGAGCTGTTCCAGCGGATGCTGGAGGCGTGGTGCATGCAGAACCCCGAGACGCCCGCATGAGCGACACCGAGCTCGCCCCCGCCGTCACGGTCCGTCTTGCCCCGCTCGACCCGGAGGCCCGCAAGGCCGCACTCGACCTCCTCGGCAAGGGCGCCGCCCTGGAGCCCCCCGGGGCGATGATCAAGGCGCCGTGCCTCGTGCGAGCCGGAGACGAGCTCGTGGCAGTCGTTCTCAGGATGCCGCCGGGCCCGCTGGCCTGGGTCCGCAAGGCGCTTCTCGGCTGGCCGTTCGACACGACCACGTACCGTTCGGCTGGCATCAAGAACAACGCCCGGACGTTCGGCTACCTGGCCCGCAACACGCTCCTGCAGCGTGACGGCTGCCGGGCCTGCCAGGGCTCCCGGCTGGCGCCCGAGGCCCACCACGGCATCGTGGCCCAGGCAGAGCTCCTGTCCGCCATGCTGGCCGAGGCCGCCCCAGAGCTCGCCGCCCGGGACCGGGCCGCCGCCGAGGCCGTCTCGCCGGAGTGGCGCATGGGCGACAGCCAGTGGACCTCCGGGGTGGCGAACAGCACCTCCGTCCTGCCCTACCACTTCGACCGCAACAACCTGGAGCCCGTCTGGTCAGCGATGATCGTGGTGCGGAGGGGCGTGCGGGGCGGCTACCTCCACGTGCCCGAGCTCGGCGCCTCGTTCCACTGCCGAGACGGAGACGTGGTGTGCTTCCCGGGCTGGCGCTTCGTGCATGGCGTCACCCCGGTCAAGATCGTGGAGCCCGACGGCTACCGCATCTCCGCCGTGTACTACTGCGTGGAGCAGATGCGGGCGTGCGGCACCGGAGCCGAGGAGATGGCCCGGGCACAGCTCGCCCGCACCAACCGGGAGGCCGACACCAGGCCCACCGTGGACCGCATCCCGGCTGCGATCGCCCGCCGAGATGCCGCTTCCAAGCCCACGGTTGAGGACGACGAGAGTGACGAGCTGTGACCCTGAACCCCGACATGGGCGCCCTCGATGACCTCGCCACCTTCGCCCGCATCGAGGTGGAGAGCCGAGACGTGGAGCCGTGGGCCGACCTCCTCCGCCACCTGTACATGGAGGACGGGGCGCTGAGCCTGGAGGCCGCCCTGTGGCTGGTGGCGCTCTACAACACGTACGACAGCCTGGGCTCCGCCTGCTCAGTGTTCGCCCGCTGGCCGAGCCCGCACGAGCTCCTGACGGCCGCCGACTTCCCCGACAGCGCCCAGTACGAGTGCACCCAGGAGCGCCGCAACCTCAGGGGCGGCCTCGTGCTGACCCGCCACGCCTCCTACGGAGCTCTCGTGATGGGCGGAGACGGCACCCAGGCCTACTGGCTCGGCCAGGGCATCCCCCAGCCCGACGTGACGACTGACTGCTGCGACACCGGAGGCGCCGAGGCCGCCTGGGAGCCGATGACCCGCCACCTCCGCCGAGTGTGGGGCGTGGGCCGCCAGGCCGCCTTCGAGTGGGCCGAGTTCCTCGCCAAGGTGGTTGGGATGCGGCTGACCGCCCCCCACGCCCAGCTGTGGGAGAGCGAGGGCCCGAGACGGAGCCTGCAGCGCCTCTACGGCAACCCCGACCCGGACCGGGCGTGGCTGGACGAGGCCGCCCTGGAGTGCCGGGCGTGGCTGCTCTCGCAGGGCATCGACCTCTCGTGGGAGGACTTCGAGACGATCATCTGCGACTTCAACGTGATGCGGGACGGCCGCTACTACCCGGGCCGCCACCTGGCCGCCCTCCGGGAGGAGATCGACGGCGTGGCCGAGTCGGCGCTCCGGGCCGCCCTGGAGCACGCATGGGAGCAGGTCGTGCCGCCCGAGTGGCAGTGCATTGACCCGGGCATCGACAAGGCCAAGCTGCCCGTCTACCGGGACTCCGGCCTGATCAGGAGCTCTGCATGACGCCCGAGGAGACGGCCCGCTTCCTCAACGGCTACGCCCGCCGCCACGCCGCCGGGGCGTTCGCCACGCCCCTTGCTCGAGAGTTGAACGACGGCAACGTCCGCATCTGGAAGAACCCGCTCGGCCGCACTGTCGCCGTGACCAAGCGGCTGACCCGGGACAGCGTCCGCACCGACTGGCTCGGCCAGCCGTACACGCTTCCCCGGGGCGCCACCATCGTGACGCACCTCGGCCGGGAGACGGGCTCCCCCATCCCAGCCGACCTGGACGAGTACCACGCCATCTACGCCTACGCCGACGACCTGGAGCTGACCGCCGGGCTGGGCCGCCTCGGCCGGGAGGTCACAGCCACGAGGATCAGCGCCGCCTCCGAGATGATCCACTGCTGGGGGTGGCCGGGCACCGCCCGCCCGACGCCCCTCCTCGACGGCCTGACCGTGGTGCCGGTCGCCACGCACTCGGGCGACCTCCTCAACGCCTGCCGCCGAGAGCTCGCCCGGGCGACGGGGTGGGCCGATGACTACCCGTTCTACTCAGACGGCTCCTGGTCGGCGCTGTCCCTCCGGGGCTTCGACCCGGACCCGGCCTGGGGGGTGAAGCCCGCCGAGATGGGCCGCAAGTGGAACGACGCCCACCCGGGGGCTCTCCGCCGGACGTGCGTCTGGACCGACCTCGCCGACCGCTGCCCCACCCTCGTGCAGATCGCCTCGCAGCTGCCCGGGGCCGGGCTGGAACGGGTCCGCCTGATGCGCATGAAGCAGGGGAAGCTCGCCCGCCACACCGACATCACCGACAAGGCCAGCGGCCTCCGGGACGGGCAGATCGCCCGCTTCCACCTGCCCCTGATCACCAGCGAGCTCGTCGCCCTCCACGTCTGGGAGCTGTCCGGGGAGCTCCACAACTGGCACCTCGACGTGGGCGTCTGGTACTACCTCGACGCCCGCAAGCCGCACGCCGTCACCCAGGGCGACCCTGACCTCGACCGCATCCACCTCGTCGCCGACGTCATCTGCGACGAGTCCACCCGCTCCTACCTGGAGGCTTCATGCTCGGCTGCTACCTGATCGGCCAACCTGGCGCCGGCAAGTCCACCCTGTTCCGGGAGGTGACCCAAGGCATTCCGAGCTACGAGAGCTCCCAGCCGTTCGCCCACACCGTGTACCTGCCCGAGCCGTCGGGGGGCCGCCCGATCGGCGCTCAGCTGGGCCGCCACCACGAGACGTTCCCGGGTACCGACCGCCTCAGCATGGCCGTCCAGCCCGACGCCGAGGCGTGGGTGCGCTCCGCCCCCTACCCCGTCATCATCGGCGAGGGCGACCGTCTCGCCACGCTCGGCTTCCTCACAGCACTGACGGAGGCGTGCGACGAGGGCTGCACCATCCTGTGGCTGGACACGCCCCAGTTGACCGCCAGGGCCCGGGCGACCCGCCGGGGCTCAGCCCAGACGGAGGCGTGGGTGAAGGGCCGCCGCTCCAAGGTCAACCGGCTGACCGACCTCCTGCCGGTGGTCCGGCTCGACGGCACCCTCAGCCCGGAGCTTCTCGCCGTGCAGGCCATCGGGGCGTCCCCCGCCTTGCAGGCGCTCCACGCCCTGGTGCCCGGCCTCTGACCAGGCTCGTCCCGGTAGACGCCCCAGGCTAACCCGTGTTAGCCTGGGTAGGCCCCCAACCGGGGGGCGTCACACACAGCCCAAGGAGAGCCCCAACATGCCCGACTACTTCGAATCAGGCTTCGCCGTCCGAGATGTCTCCTGGCACGGCAAAGAGACGCTGCTGCAAGAGCACCCCGAGAACTGGGCGGCAGCCCGCATCCTCGCTGGCCTCGACTGGGAGCCCGAGTACCAGGACCTCTACGTCCCCGAGGTCATCCCCGCCGGGGAGAGCGCCCCCGAGGGCTCCATCCATATCAAGGCGATGGGCAACGACAGCGCCGACCTGTGGCACGTCCCGGTCAACGGCCACCAGGCCATCATCCGCAGCGACAACCGGAAGGTGCTCGCCACCCCCAAGGACTCGTTCCGGCTGATCAGCAACACCGAGATGGGCGACCTCCTGGAGGCGTACAGCGAGGCGTGGCGCAAGGCCGGAGCCAAGGTGCTGTTCGACACCGCCGGGTCCGTCTACGAGGGCCGGTGGGTGTACGCCACGCTCCTGCTGGACGAGCCCTACACCATCCCCGGCGACCCCAGCCCCATCCTCCCGTACGCAGCGTTCCTCAACGCCCACGACGGCACGGCCGCCTGCAAGGTCGTCAACACTCAGGTCCGGGTCGTCTGCGCCAACACGTGGAAGATGGCCGACGTGGAGGGCGAGCGCTCTGGCCGCCAGATCGTCATCCGCCACACGTCCGGTGCGACGGAGCGCCTGGAGGAGGCCAAGGCCGCCCTCGCCAGCGTCCGTGACGAGGTGGCGAACTACCAGATGCTCGCCACCGAGCTTGCCTCGATCAACGTCTCAGACGCCCTCGTCAAGACGTTCCTCAGCGAGTTCATCCCGGTGCCGGAGAACAGCTCCGAGCGCACCCGGACGGCCCGCCTGGAGCGCCAAGGCATGTTCATGGCGCTGTACGCCTCGTCGCCCACGACCGACGGCATCCGGGGCACCGCCTACGGCCTCGTGCAGACGGCCGGGGAGTACCTGGACCACCTGCGCCCCGTCCGGAACAGCGACACCTACCTGGCCCGCACCCTGTTCAACAGCGAGCCCATCAAGGGCAACGCCGTCCGCCTCGTCCGAGAGCTCGTGCAGGAGGGCGTGTGATGGCCGCCCCGTCCCTGCCCCGAGTGTCCGTCACCCCTCCCCCCCTTGCGGGGGGAGAGGTGCGCTCGGGCTCCCTTTCGCTCAACGCCGTGGCGGCCTGGAACACGGGCGTCTACGCCGGGGAGCTCCTGCGCTTCGGCTTCGACGTGGAGCTCCGGGACTACCACGCCCGGGGCCTCACCCAAGGCCTCCTGTGGGTCGGGCGTCCCGGCCTGGAGCCCGGCATGGTCCGGGTGGAGCTCGACCCGGAGAGCAACAGCCTCCGGGGCGTCTGGGACCGCTGCGTGGTGGTCCTGTACGGCAGCCAGCTGAACGCCCTTTCGGGCATGGTGCGCCGGAACCTTCGCCGCCTCAGGGAGCACGGCTCCGGCCGCCCCCCCGAGACGGTGGCGACCCAGGAGGCTTTCCTGGTGCGTCTGCTTGAAGCGCTGGCGGAAGCCGGGGCCAACAACCGATACGACGCAAGCGCCCGCCCCGAGCGAGCTCTGACCGTCGTGCCTGACTACGAGGAGAACTGATGCACAGACTCATCCGCACGGCCGCCGCTGCGGCCCTCGGCCTCTCCGCCCTGTGGCTGACAACCACAGTCCCGGCTGGGGCCACCAACCCGCCTCCCGTGTGCGAGAACAACGGGCGTGAGTTCACCTACAACCCGTCGACCACCCAGTGCACGCCCCCGACCACGGGGGCTACGACGACAGGGGCGACCACCACGGCCGCCACGACCACGACAGCCACCACCCTCCCGCCGACCACCACCGTGCCGCCGACCACCACCACCGTGTTCAACTGCGGCCTGTGTGCAGGCCAGTTCGGCACGACCACCACGACCGCCCAGGCCACGACGACCGTTGCCCCTCCGGTGACGACAGCGCCCCCTACGACGCAACCTGCGCCGCCGCCGCCCGACACAACGCCTGAGCACGTGACCGTCCCCGACGCCCCCGCCACCACAGCTCCGCCGGAGCTTCCCGTGACCGGCAGCCTGTCGGGCCCGATGGTCGCATGGGCTCTCGCCGCCGGTGCCGTCGGCCTCGCCCTCGTGGCGTTCGCCAAGGCTGTCCGCCGGGCATGAACGGAGGCCTGACCGCCCTGACGCTCCCGCTGTGGGGCGTCTGGGCGGTCGCCTTCGCAGCGATGTTCCTCGCCCTCCTACTCGAGGAGCGAGTCCACGAGTGGCGGAGACGCCGGAGGCACCGATGACCACGACCAAGCCCTACGGCTGCATGAGTTTCCTGTTCGACCTGCTGATGGTCATGCTCACGGGTGGGCTCTGGCTCATCTGGATATTCGTGCGGGAGATGCGCAAGCGATGACCCGCCGGGCGAGAGAGCTCCTGCTGCTCGCCCTCGTCGGCGCCCTCTACCTCTGGGTGGGGGGCGCTTTGGCGTGGGGCGCCCTGACGGCCCCGGAGGAGCCCCCTCGGACCCGCAGGTGGGCCGGGGTGGAGTACAGCCCCGAGGCCTGCTACGTGAACGACGCCGGGGCTCTCCTGTGCGTCTCGGGGCTCGCATGACCCTCCTGGCCGGAGCTCACCTCCACGTCGCCACGGACGCCTTCGGCACCCTCCGCCTGACGGCTACCCGCCGGGGCGTCTGGACCACTATCGCCATCCCCAACATGCCCTACCGGGCCGACGCCCAGGGCGTCCTCGACGTCACTCTGGCGATGCTCGACGCCCGCCTCGCCGAGGAGGAACAGGCAGGCTCCGGGGCGTAGACCACCGGGGCTAACCCGTGTTAGTCTGGGGCTATGACAACCACCCAGCCCAAGAGGCACCCGCTGGTCGGCTGCAAGATCACCGACAACGGCATCGTTGGCGGCCTGACCGGCCGCATCGTCCACGTCTTCCCCGACGCCATCTCCGTCAGCTGGAACGGCAGCGAGCAGGCGTCCCAGATCAGCCTCGCCCGCATCAAGGCCGGGCAGTTCAGCGTGGAGGTGGCAGCATGACCGACGAGATGCGCACCCCCGGCTTCGCCCGAGGCCCGATCAACTACGCCCTCCAGACCTGCCCCGAGGGGTACTGCCCCGAGTGCAGCGAGCCCGACGACGAGTGCGAGTGCGTCCGGCTCCCCAAGCCCCCGGCCCGCACCCCCGTCCAGGCTGAGGCCCTCCTCGCCCGCCAGATCAACACCGAACGCAAGGTCGCCGAGTCGATGGCGTACTGGGCCGCCCGCCGGTAGACGCCCCAGCAGAGCTCCCCCGGGTTCCGCCCCCGGGGGCGTAGGGGCCCCTCGACCATCCGCCCGGTCGGGGGGCCCCGCCTGTTTGGGCAGGCTCCCCCACGTAGACGCCCCCGGCTAACCCGTGTTAGTCTGGAGTCATCACCAACAGCCCACAGGAGGCCGTCATGCCCAACCCCCGTCTCGCTCTCGACCACGGAGACGTCGCCGTCTACCGCAACGAGCGTGGCACCGTCGTCATCGACGTGGATGCCCCGTTCCGGGCGCTCGCCCGTCTGCCCGAGCCCGCCACCACCGGCTGGCAGGGCGGCTACAACGCCGACGCCCAGCTCATGCTGCACCCGGCCCAGGCCGTCGCCCTGTTGAAGGCGCTCATGGAGAGCCAGGAGCTCCGCATCGCAGCCGGGTTCGGCGAGGCCGACGAGGTCGCCCACGTCGCCACCAACGGTCTCGCCCGATGACCGGCATCCCCTACGCCCGGGCCTCCGTGCTGCCTGTCCGCTACGGCCAGACCGACGGGTCAGAGCTCGTCATCAACGCCTACTTCGTGCACTGCCCGATCTGCGGCGAGCAGTTCATGGGCGACGACCCGTCCATCGCCGGGCCCAAGGACACCGACCTGACCGGCGAGGAGCGTCTCCGCCCCCGCACCCCCGAGGACCAGATCACCAAGTCAGCCGCCCGCAAGTACGGCCGCCACTGGGAGAAGGTCCACGCCGAACCCCAACCCCAACTGGAGCTCTCATGACCAGCCTCAAAGCACCCCCTCCCCCGTCCACCCCACAGCCCGCCCACACGGGCGCCTGCCAGGCCCTCGGAAGCTCCGAGGGCTGCCCCGGCTGCGCCTGGGAGGCCCACGAGGCCCAAGCCCTGGCGGAGTACCTGGACGCCAACTACGAGGACGCCTGAGATGGGCCGGTACGAGCGGATGGAGGCCGCCTCGATCACCTACCGTCCCCGGGCCCGTGTCTGGTGGATTCAGGTCACCGACCCGTCGGGCGAGGCTGTCCCCGACAGCGTCCTCGCCGCCGCCAGCAGCGCCGACCTCGCCAAGACCATCGGCCGGGAGATGGCCGAAGCCCTCGGCTGGGTCGAGCTCGGCCGGTGGCGGTCCAACGGCGCCGACTGGGAGCTCATGGGCGGCTGGTACGAGAAGGCCTACAACGAGGAGACGGAGACGTGGGAATGAGCAACGACTGGACGGAGAGCCAACTGGCCCGAGCGTGGGCGCCCAAAGACCCAGAGCTCCCGGGCCCGGCTCCCGAGGCCGGGCCCGCCAAGGGCCACCGCACCCGCAAGCCCACGGTGCGCCGCACCAAGGAGCACCCCTACGTCGATGGCTGGTGCGACCAGTGCGACTGGCGCTCCGCCTACATCACCCCGGCCGCCTGCGGCCTCGACTGCAAGGAGCACGCCGAGGCGAACCCGGGCCACACCGCCCGCTGGCGCAGGGTCGAGCACGTCTCCTACGAGGCGTCATGACCGACTACAGCCTGATCCCGACGGGGGGCGCCGGAGGCGTCCGTGACGCCGCCGTGGAGGTCGTCGCCGCCGCCCTCGTCATCGACTACGACGAGGTGCTGGGCGGCCTGATGTGCTACCAGGGCGACAGGTGCGCCACCGCTGACGAGCAGCAGGAGGTCAACCTCGTCATCGAGCAGGTCGAACGCCTCCGGGGAGCCGTCGCCGCCCTCGTGCTCGCCCGAGAGCCGGGCCCCGACCCGCTCTGCGACGTGCCCCACCTCGACCTCGGCCTTCGCTGCACCCTCCCCCCCGGCCACGACGGCCGCCACCAGGCCCGAGACATTGGCGTCCGGGGCCGCCTGGTCCACTGGACGGCCCCCGAGTTCGACCGCAAGAGCTCGTGATGCCCGCTTACCGGGTCGCCCTCGACCTCCGCTGCCAACAGGAGCGCTGCCCCCGCACCGCCACCCAGGAGGTCCGCAACACCGTCAACGCCTTCATCGGCCGCTACTGCATGGCCCACGCCGAGCAGATGGTGACCCGCCTCAACGACGGCTGCCGCCCCGAGCCGACCAGCCCGCCCGCCTGGGCCCAACGCCAGAGGGAGCTGTGATGGCGTCCTGGCCACCCGAGTACCCGCCTCTCGAGCATTGGCCGCAGCGTCTCCGCTTCTGCCCGTGCGGGCTCGCCATGTTCGTCGTGGCGCCCGCCGACGGGGGCCCTGACGAGTGGATCTACGCCTGCGACGACTGCGACCCGCACCTGTTCCCCCCACGCCCCGAGGAGACACCGTGACCGCCCGCAACGCCTTCCTGGCCGGAGCTCTGCTCGGCCTGACCCCCTGGCTCGTCCACCGCCTCGACCGCTACCTCCGGGAGCCGTGGAACGACTCCGGGCCCATCGAGGAGTGGTGGCGGACCCAGACTTGGAAGCAGCGCCGCTGGGTCACCGACCTCCCCGAGAAGGCCGGAGGCTGGATCGTGGCCCGCCCCCCAGCGCACCCCATCCTCGCCACCCGCCGCTTCCGGGTCGAGTACGAGTGCCACTGCATCCACGGGCCCGAGTTCGGCTGGGCCCCGTACAAGGTCGGCGAGTCATGGCACTGGACGTTGAAGGGCGCCGAGTTCAAGCGCCGCCACCGCCCGCCCAGGCGCACGTACATGCGGGCCGTCGGGCTCGGCTCCGGGCTGATGGTCACCAAGATCGACCGCCGCACAGCGTCGGGCTGGCTGCCCCAGGGAGAGCCCCGTGACTGACTGTTCGGCCCGCCTGCCCCGTGCAGCGTTGTTCGGGGGCCTCATCGACTGCACGTGCCGCCTCCCCTCGGCCACCCGGTCCTCTGCCCGGGGGCTCTCCTGCGTCTCCACCCCCCAGGCGTACACTCCCCCGCATGGCACGCCCCCGCAACAGCTCCCTCCCCGACGAGGGCGGGCAGCCCTCCCGCATCAGCGAAGTCGTCCGCTACCGGGAAGCCACCGACGCCGACGGCGTGACCAACATGGTCCCCTTCACCCTCGGCGAACAGATAGTCGAACGGGTCCGCACCGGCCTCGACCTCACCGACGCCGCCGCCTCCGCCAACATCACCAAGCAGACCATCTGGAACTGGCGCCGAAGGGGAGCCCTCAACCGGGCCCTCCTCGCCCAAGGCAAACCCCTCGCCACCGACGACGGAGACGCCTACGTCAAGTTCGTTGATGCACTGGAAAGAGCCGAAGCCGAGGCAGAGCTCGTCCGCCTCGCCATCATCCAGAGGGCCGCCGAAGGGGGCTTCAAGACAACCCGGGAGACGATCAAGTACGACGCCGCCGGGGACGTCCTGGAGCGCACCGTCGTGACGGAGGTCAGCCTGCCGCAGTGGACGGCAGCCGCCTGGTATCTGGAGCGCCGCCACGCCCGCAAGTACGGCCGCAAGAGCCAGCTCGCCGCCGAGGCGCTGTCGGGCCTCCTCCACGCCCACGACGACGGAGACGACGAGGCGCTGCGCACGGAGGCGCTGATCGCCATGGCCCAGGAGTTCGGCACGTAGGCTCCCCGCTCATGGCAGCCCGGGCGCCCAACCGAGACGCCCAGGCCGCCGAGCTGTTGGCGGTCATCCACGGCATGAAGCCCGCCCGCCGGGCCCTGTTCCTCAGCGCCCTCCCCGTGGAGGACAAGGCGCTGGTGGAGCGGGCCTACGCCCTCCACCAGCAGACAGGCTGGCGGGCCCACCCGGCCGCCATGTGGGCTCACCTCGACGGCCGGGAGCTCTGGCCGTACGTGGTGCTCCTGTCCGAGACGTTCGCCCGGGCGCTCATGGGCCTCGGCCCCACCAAGGTGATCGAGAACCTGCCCAGCCAGATGGGTAAGACGACGGGCCTGATGGACGACGCCCTCTGGGCGCTCGACTTCGACCCTCGCCTCCGGGTCATGTACGTCACCTACGACGTCAACAAGGCGGAGGAGCTCGGGGGCGACTGCCGTGACCTCGCCGAGGTCCACAGCGCCGACCTCCGCTTCCGCCTCCGCAAGGACCGGAGCGCCAAGGGCCAGTGGAAAACGGACCAGGGCGGAGGCATGTACTGCACCGGCATCAACGGTGCGATCACCGGCTACCCGGCCGACGTGCTCCTGTTGGACGACCTGTTCAAGGGCTGGGAG